ATTCTTACAAAGCGTGGAATTAAAGACACCTGTGTAAAGATGGTTCCAACACTTGATGAGTCTGCCATTATGGCTGCGTTTTATAGCGGACATTTAACTGAAGCAGATATCGATGCAATGTTCCCTGAAAAAGTTAGTTACGCATTCATCGTAAAATGACAAGCGATTACATTGAGAATTCTTTTGCTGACTTGGATGGTTACTATCCAGGCAGTAAGAGAAAGCGTCGCGAACCAGCCAAGCCAGAGGTAGAACCTAACCTTGACTGGGATGCAAAGCCTTACAAAAAGACTTTGCCAAATGGTAAAGATGTTGATATGTTTACCATAGGTGCGATTGCTAACGCATTAGGGCGCCCTCTTATTACAGTACGTGCCTGGATTAAAGAGGGTTACCTTCCCGCTTCCCCCTACCGACTTCCCACAAAGAAGAACGTCAAGGGAGATGACCACCTTGGACGGCGTTTATATACCCGCCCAATGATTGAAGCAGCAGTGGAGCTGTTTGGTAAATATGGACTGTTAAACGTAAAACGTATAGAATGGTCTAACCACCAGCAACTGTCTGCCGACATAGCTGAGGCATGGAGTAACATCCGTGCACAAGAAACTAAAACAACTGAAACTAAAGGATAGATAAATGTCAACAGACAAAACAACAATGGAATACATGCCAGAGTCAGATGACTTCACCATGGATTCATCAATCGAAGCCCGTCCAGCACAGGCTTCAAGCACAGCAGTACAATCAGGTTGGGATGCAGCGGAGAAGTTAGTAGCTGCCTCTGGCGATTTCCCAACTGAGTTCAAGTTCAATGAGGGTGAATTCTCAGTAATTAAATTCCTCGATCCTAACGGACCATTCGCAATCTATAAGCAACACTTCCTACAACAGAAGACTGTTGGCAAGCGTTCATATGTTTCGCTTGGCGCTAATGATCCTCTATGTGTAAAGCTTGGTAGCAAGCCTGAAGACAAGCGTGCGTTTACAATCGCTAACCTCAGTGCTCCAGGTGGCCCACAACGTCAGATGCTTATTGCATCACCTCGTCTTTATAAGACACTACACGCAGCACACTTTTCACCTGCAGGCCCACTAACAAAGAACTACTGGGCAGTAAGTCGCACAGGAAAGATGCAGCAAACTGTTTATCACTTAACCCCAATCAAAGGCCGTGACCTCATGGAGGACTGGCAGATTGATGAAGCTGAAGTTGAGAAAGTAATTGCAGACATGAAGCCTTACGAACGCTCTGTAATCAAAGAGCACACTTGGGCTGAACTTGATGAAATTGCAAACTCACTACTAGGCTAAACTCAGAACACCGTAGGGCCTAGCCGCCATCCCCTCTGCTAGGCTCTACGGTCCTAACCGGGGATAATGATGAATATAATTACAACACCTGAACAACTAAAAGATTTAGTCGAGTATTACTCGAAGCAAGACGCGTTTGCTTTTGACGTGGAAACTGTAGGAGACCGAAGAGGAGTACCAGTAGTAAATGAAGTTCTTTGGATTTCTATGGCTACGCATGGTCGAGGCGATGTCATTCCGCTTGGCCATCCTAATGGCACATTTAATGAAGAGACATTTCCGCTTACTGGACAAGGGGAGAAACGTGTCCTCGCTGGGCTACCGGCTAGAGAGTCGGATTATTCTAGGGACAAGAAGAAGGCTGTTAAAACATTTGGGCCACCACCTCAACAGCTATACCCTGCGGAAGTTTTCGAAGCCTTAAAGCCGTTGATGTTCAACCCCGACATCTTAAAGATCGGGCACAACTTAGTCTTTGATTTATCGTCAGTAACCAAGTACTTCAAAGAGACTCCATGCCAACCTTACTTTGACACGATGATTGCCTCGTTTATCTATGACAACCGCAACAAGAACAAGTGCGGTTTAGATGATTGTCTTAAGCGCGAACTAGGCTATGAGATGATTAAAGGCATAGGCTATGAGGTAGAGAAGTACTCCTTTGAAGAAGTTGCTAAGTACGCATACCTTGACGCTCGTTACACATTCCTTCTTTGGAAGGCATTGATACCAAAGCTTGATGCAGCCGACCTTAATAACATTATGAAGCTCGAGATGGATGTCCTTGAGGTTCTTGTTAGCATGAAGTTAACTGGAGCACCTATTGACAGAGGACAGCTCACCGCTTTACACGCACGGTTAGAAGAGGACGTAGAGAAAGCTCGTGCCGATATCTACCGCGTGGCTGGTCGCGTGTTTAACATTAACTCCAACCAAGAGAAGCAGTACTTACTCTATTCATCTAAGGGTGACGGGGGCAGAGGCCTTAAGCCTAAGATCCTTACAGGCAAGGGAGGTAAGAACGAAGAGGCCGGTAAGGATTTAGAGTACACAGACTTTTCAGTATCCTCAGAGGCGTTAGAGCCTTATCGAGAGAAAGACCCACTAGTTAAAGCTTTACTTGAGTATGCTGACTTAAATAAGTTGATGACTACTTATGTTGTTCCTTACCTAGGCGGTGATGTAGTGCGCACAGTTGGTGGTAAGTCAAAGGTTGAGTACAAAGAGAGCCTGTTAATTAACGACAGAATCCACTGTGATTTTATCCAGCATGGTGCTGAGACTGGCCGGTTCTCTAGCCGTAATCCTAACTTGCAGAACGTTCCCGCTCCGCACACCGTGCACGGTAAAGAGATTCGTAATCTTTTTTATGCCCCACCGGGGTATAAGTTAGTCGTAGCAGACTACTCACAGATTGAGCCACGCATTATTGCGTCCATGTCTCGTGACCCGATTATGATTAAGAACTATCTAGACGGTGGCGACATCTATACAACCGTGGGTGACACTATGGGCGTAGACCGCAAAGCGGGCAAGGTTTTGGTATTGGCTATGGCTTACGGCGTAGGCCCGGACAAAATTGCTAGACAAATTGGTTGTACTATCACTGATGCTAAAGACCTGTTGGGTCGATTTGCGGCTAAATTTCCTTCGGTTAACACCTATAGGGTTAGAGTAATAGCTGCTACTAGGGCTAAGAAGTACGTCACAACCCTTATGGGACGTAAGCGCTACTTGCCTGATATAGCTTCTTCAGACTTCGGATTGCGAGCAGGTGCTGAGCGCCAAGCTTTCAACACACGTATCCAAGGCTCGGCTGCAGACATTATGAAACTTGCTATGATTCGGGCACACGCTATGATTCCTAAGGAGGCTAAGTTGCTACTAACTGTGCACGATGAGTTAGTGACACTTACTCCCGAGCATCTCCAAGATGAAACTGAGAAAGCAATTAGAGAAGCTATGGAAGGCATTAACTTGTTGGATGTCCCGTTAATTGCTGACGTAAAGATTGTACAGAGATGGGGTGAGGCGAAGTGAGTTGGTTTAAGAAGAGAAAGAAAAAAGGTTACTACGTTGAGTATGAAACTATAGTTAACGATGTGCCCGTATCTACATTGATTAGATGGTTCTTGTACGATACCGACCTAATGGAGCCAAACAAAGTAGCATCTTTGGTAGGCCTCAACCCTGTAAGCGCTGAAGGTGACGAAAAAGAGGTTGAAGAGAGCGCCGATCGTTTAGACGAGATGACCGAATTGATGCCATATATCGCAGCAATGGCTGAGATTAGTGCCTCGGTACTTACTACGATACAATTGCAAGACATAGCAGAAGATAGACCAGAGGCAGCAGAAGAGCTTAAAGAAGACATGGAATCAATGATTTCTATGTATAAGTTTGTAGCAGTTGCTACTTTAGTAAGTGCGTTTTCATCCGCCTTGAAGTTGGGGTTGATAACTAAGGAAGTTATTTCTGCAGATTTTAAAGAGATGGAGAATTTTGATGAGCAGTAATTGGTGGGCAAATAAACTTGGTACTACTCCAGCACCACAACAACAACAGCCCCAACAGCAACCGTATGTACCCCCAACGATAAACGTTGGGCAGCAAGGTACACCCCCTGTACAACAGACTTATGCTCCCTCGCCTCGTTGTCCAGGATGTGGAAGTGGTAACTATGGAACATCTGCAATGACTCCCGAAGCTAGGGCACGGTGTTACGATTGCGGTTATCCGATACAGCAGTCAGGTAGTGGAGTAGGTAGAGGTATACAAAGCGGTCAGCCATCTGGAGGGCCTGCAGCACCAGCGCGACAAGTTGCAACTGGTGGCTTTAATCCAACCACAATCATTGGACACATTTAATGGCAACAGCAGAACTACTAAAGGTACTTAACGCAATCAATAAAAAAATGGGCGCTGACACTGTTGTACTAGGCTCAGAAATTATTGAGGTCGCTGACCGTTTTACTACAGGGTCAGTTGCTGTTGACGTTTCCCTTGGTGGAGGTTGGCCAGCAAACCAGTGGCATGAGATCATTGGTGAGGCTAGCAACGGCAAGACAGCACTTGCCTTAAAGACTATTGCAGCAAACCAGAAGCGCGACCCAGAGTTTACAACTGTATGGGTTGCAGCAGAGGAGTGGG